GCTATAATCATAATAGTCAGGATTGGAAATGGTATGGTGGTAAAGGTATTAAAATCTGTAAAGAGTGGTTAGATGATTTTAATAAGTTTGTTACTGATGTAGGTGAGAGACCTTTCGGTTGTACTCTAGATCGTATTGATAGCTCAAAGGATTATTGTAAAGAAAACTGTAGATGGTCAACACATCGCGAGCAAGTTCTAAATAGATCTTTTCAAAAGAACGCTATTGGTTATTACAAAACTAAAACTGGTAAATTTCAAGCTATGGCTACTAATCCTGAAGGTATTCGCTATTCAAAAACTTTCCCTTTAGAAGAGGATGCTAAAAATTGGTATGCAGAACATAGACAAGTGAATACAAGTAAGGAGGCTGCATGACAGAAGAAAAGAAACCCACAAAGAAGGCTAATGAGTCTTTAATGAATACCATTCATGGTTTGGTAGCTAAGCAAATTATTAAGACACTTGAGGGTGATGAGATTACACCTCAGGATTTGGCTCAGGCTATTAAGTTTTTAAAAGATAATAATGTATCTGCAGATATGGAGTTCAATGCTTCATTAACTTCTGTAGGTAAGGCTTTAGAAGCTGCAAACAAGGTAAATGCTAAAGCATTACCATTCCCAATTAAACTCGCTGAATAAAATCAAACTAGGACATTCAAATGAAATTACAAGAAACATCAGAGCATGTATCTTGGAGAAAAATGAAAGAGAGATGTTATACATCTTCTTGTCCTGATTATAAAAACTATGGCGCTAAAGGTATTACTATATGTGATTCTTGGCGCTTTTCTTATGATCAGTTCTTCAAAGATATGGGACCAAAACCAGAAGGATATACAATAGATAGGATAGATGGTTCGTTAGATTACTTTAAAGAAAACTGTAGATGGTCAAGCAAACATACACAAGCATTAAATAGAGACTTTATTAGAAACGCTAAAGGTGTTTCTCAACGAGCTATAAATAGTTTTAGAGCTAGATATAATGCTGTTGGTGGTAAACAAGTTAGTAAAACATTTAAAACAGAAGCTGAAGCTAGAGAATGGTACTTAGCCAATAGGCAGGTAGCATGAGTTCAGAACTTATTCAACATGACTTATACGATGATTTTCGAAATTTTATGTTCATAATTTGGGAGCACTTAGGTCTCCCTTCACCAACACCAGCTCAGTACTCAATTGCTTACTTTTTACAACATTCACCTAGAAGATGTATAGTTGAAGCCTTTCGAGGCGTAGGCAAGAGTTATATCACAGTAGCTTTTGTTGTATGGAAGCTTTACAAAGATCCTCAGATCAAAATAATGGTGGTTAGCGCTGGTAAAGATAGAGCTGATGCCTTCTCAATATTTGTAAAATCTCTACTAAGAGATGTTCCCATGCTTCAGCATTTACAACCAGACCCTTCTAGGGGTCAAAGAGATTCTAATATAGTTTTTGATGTTGGCCCAGCTACACCCTCAGGTTCACCATCAGTTAAGTCAGTAGGTATATCATCACAGCTAACTGGATCTAGGGCTGATTTAATTGTCGCAGATGATATCGAAATCCCCAGTAACTCAGCTACTAATGATTTACGTGAAAAACTACAAGAACTAGTAAAGGAGTTCTCAGCTGTACTATCTCCTGATGGTAAGGTTGTATATCTTGGAACGCCTCAGACAGAACTCTCCTTGTACAATGTACTTGAGACTAGAGGTTATCAAACATTCATTTATCCTGCTAGGTATCCTAGTTTTGAACAAAGAGCTGTGTATGGTCCTAGGTTGGCTGAGTATATCTTAGACCAACTAGAGACTGGGGCTATGGAAGGTGAGACTACAGATCCTCTTAGGTTTACTAATGAGGATTTACTTGAACGCGAATTGGAATATGGCAAGTCAGGCTTCTCTCTTCAATTCATGCTAGACACTAGTTTGTCAGATGCTAATAAATACCCTCTAAAAGTGAATGATTTGATAATAAGTGCTGTCAACATTGATACTGCACCTGACATCATTCATTGGTCTAATAACCCCCTAAGCAAGATTATGCACCTACAGAACGTAGCCATGGCTGGGCAGTACTATTATGGGCCTGAGGTCATAAACAGCAAATATAACCCTTATAATGGTCGTGTACTAGTTATTGACCCTAGTGGTAGGGGTAAGGATGAAACAGGGGTCTCAGTGGCTCTAATGGCTTCTGGAAACATCTATATACCTTACTCTAGTGGTCTACAGGGTGGTTACTCTGATGAAACCTTGATAGAGATCTGTAATGTGGCTAAGAAGTACAAAGTTAATTCTATTCTAATAGAATCTAATTTTGGCGATGGTGCAATCACTCAATTATTAACACCCCATATGAATAGAATATATCCATGTTCTATTGAAGAGGTCAGACAGAGTCAACAGAAGGAATTAAGAATCATTGAGACTCTTGAGCCTGTAATGAACCAACATAGGTTGATTATAGATCCTTCGGTTATAGATGCTGACTATAAACTAGCTATGACTAGGTATTCACCAGACATAGCACCTCAGTACATGCTATTCTACCAAATGGCTAGGATCAGTAAGAGCCGAGGAGCACTCAAGCATGATGATAGGCTTGATGCTCTTGCTATGGCTGTTAAGTACTTTCAGGATAGATTAGGGTTGGATCAGAAGGCTGCAGAGTCACAGAGACAACAAGATTTATGGGATAAAGAGATTGAAACCTTTATTCTTGAAATGGGGGGTAGTACACAACATCAGCCACTTAGGTTCCATGAGAGACTTAAGGAAAATATATTGAGAAAGAGATAAGTTATTGATATTATATATGGCTTACTTAGGTACTTGGTAATGACTTATCAAGTACTTATCTAGCCAATTTTCATCAAAAATCCTGAAGTATAAGTCTATGGGATTGTTCAGGAATCCCAAGAAGCAACCTAAAGAGAAGTAGAAAAAGCAAAAACAAAGGTTACATATATATATACTATTGAAGTATAGAAATAGGTAATACTAAGTATACTAGTAACAAAAGATCATTATCTAGGATTGGTAAGGATATAACCCACAATCATTTACCTAGATACCATAACCAATACCCTTACATTACCCTTAACCATACCTAAATAGGAGACTATATGAGATTCCCTAAGATCATACCTATCATGGGTAAGGACTATAAAATTGTAACCGTCAAAGAATTTCACGCAGCAGCTGAATGTGATTCAGAGGCAGGAACTATAACTATAGCCTCAGATGGCTCACAAGCCTCAGCAGAGCTATTACATACCTTGATCCATGAGCTTGGTCACGCCTTGTTTAGAAGAACAGGTGTTACCCAGGGTATAAGCTCTGAAATGGAAGAGAGTATAGTAGATCAATATGCTACTATGATTACAGAAGTATTTGATATGAAAGTTAAAAGTAAGAGATCTAAACCGCTATAAATAAATATATGCCTGTATTTGGGTTAATAGCCTGAGTATGGGCTCCCTGTTCTACTGTACCTACCTTGAAAGTATCAAAATCACCTTGAGTGGTGTACATAACACAGCTTCTAGGGTATCTAGCAGCCTCGCTGCGCTCGTTGCCACGATACCCATCTATATCCCTAGTCACTAAGTGTGCTCAGTGCTCCTTAGGGCGATTAGGGCCTTAGAAAAAGTATTACAAATTTCTGAAGGGGGATATTGACTCAGCCGAACCCAGATTTCCCCCATAGGGCTATAAAGATTCAGTACATTTTAGACCTCGTAGAGAAATTAGTACAGCCTTGGGACTATTTAGGGTGACTAGGGCTGTCAACTTACTAACCAATAAGATTAGTTATTGGTTATATCATCACAACTAGCTATATTCATAGCGATATCACAACAAAACAACACCACATTTTACATACATATTACATATCAACACTAATAGCCTGGGCATCCTACGTATATTTGCAAATGATTTGCATAATGTCCTATCTATTTGTTTGATGGCTCAAACTATTATTTGATTGGTGCAACATTTGTATGAATAAACAGACAACCATTGTGTTTTTTACCTGCTCACCCTAATAGTCCTAAGCCATTCCTTATAGCCCTAAGCCATTCCTAAGCCATTCCTTATAGCCCTAAGCCATTCCTAAGCCATTCCTTATAGCCCTAAGCCATTACCAAGCCATTCCTAATCAACACCGCCTCAAACAAGTGTCACTAAGGAACACCCAGGAACACCCAGGAACACCTAGCACACTAAATTAAGCTTAAATATAACCTATTACACTAAGTACCACTAAGTACATCAAGTATAAATAAATCATATTCACATAAACACTATTAATATATATACATGTACAGCTACTTACTCAAGCTGGAGTATCGTACACATGCTGCGCTGCTATGTACTTTTTTATGGTTGTTATATAAATAGATATGACATAACTTAGAGCTATTAATCAGGAGGTACGATAATGCAAGCTGATATCTATCATGTATTTAATAGTAAGGGTGAATTAATTAGGACTAGACTAGTTACTGGCTTCAATTGTTACTATAGAGGTGTTGTGATTGCTGATTATTGGTCGAGAATGAGTAAGACACATATTGACCTAGGATCTCAATGCTGCTTCTTCGACACTGATGGATCACTGACTCCTATTGAGGCTATGAGGCTATTTGATAGTCGTTTTGGTCTTACTGCTGAATATGTATTTACTATCCATATCTAATTACAATTCATACCTGTAAACATATCCATTAATAGCCCTATTGGTATTCATTACTCATAGGGTATTTTCTTATTATTCATTCATATTCATAC